TTTGTGCGGTAGTGGCTTTTTTCGAGTCTAGCTTAGGTAGGCATCGAAGCTAACGCTAACCTGCACCTGGAAAAAAGAATCCGAAAGCCCAGAGGCAATTTGATTAGGGCCAGATGCCGCGTCAAAAATAATGCCGCTGACAGTTTTTCTGTCAAACAGATCCTTGACCCTTTCGGCAATGGTGAAAGCGCTTGCTGCGCCAATGCCTACATCTCCGAAAATATCGACGACAAGGACGCCTGACTGCCTGTTGGTGCCTGTGGTTGGGGCTTGCAACGTGAAATAGGCGTTGTCCCCAAAATTGACTTGCACGCTGAGCCAGGGCGCGTCCGAAGGTGGCGTGAATGCCGTGTTGGCGTAGGCAACTTGATAAGCCGGAGAGCTAGCCATTTCCGTGGCAAGTCGGCCCTCAATGACCGCTCGAACGTCGTTGTAAGTGCTGGTCATGGGTCTACAGCATTTGACTTAATCCAATTTGCGATGTCCTTTGCGACTTGCAAATGGTAGTTCTTGGTGATCTGGTTATCTCGCGAACGCCATTTGTTGTTCCAAGAACGCGGCATGTTCTTTCCTGCAATCACAGGCTCGGCGTACTCAAGATTGTTGTACACAATATAGGTCTCGCCAATTTTTTCGTTTTCGTAATTGGTGCGATCAGGCGGGGGTGTTGAGTTTGTGTCGTACTCGCCCGCCGGGGCACCGATGCCGTTAGCTGTGTTTTCAGAAATTTGCCAACTGTTTTTTAAACGCCCGGTGTCCGTCGGGCTGCCTATTTTGAGTCGCCTGTCGGTTTCTAAAACAGCACGCCGCAAAAGCCCGTTAAATTTCTCCTCGGCGTAATCACCGATTTGGCCGAACCGGATGCGACGAGCCATGACTAAGCCCTCAAGATTATTTCGTAAGTAATTGGGGTGCCCTCTTGCTCTTGGGTGTTGATGGAAATGATTTGATACTCAACAGAGCTAATGACAACACGATCTTTAGGACTAGGCACTGTCGCCAAGTCATCTGCCGCAACTGTTAAACGTTTGTCCGTCGTCTTGGTCAATCCCTCAATTTCACGGTTGCCAATGTTGTCAACGATTCCTTTTACAGCCGTATCGCTTGTGGTTTCTGTCAACGTGCCAGTTGTGGTGTTGTAGGCACCAGCCGTGACAAATCGCACGGTCACATCAGCACCAAACTTGCCGATCAGCGTTGAAGCAACCTTGGCTAGCGATCCAGCAAGAGCCATTAGACGCGATAAGCAAGGCAAGCACCGCTCGAAAGCTGGATGCTTGTGAACACACCGTAGATGTACGAATCAGCGGGGAAAGCTTCGCTTGCCAGGCTGTTTCCAGTGTAGTTTTCGGCCGTGATGGCGTTGATTGTGGTTGCTTCTTTGAAGTAGATCGCACAAAAGCGACCAGTGTGAGCTGCAGTGTCAGTGATCACCTCGGCACCAGCGCCGTAGTCCTTGTACATGATCAGCTCCTTTTGATAGCGATGTTGCCTGGTCCGCTAATTCTAAGCCCCGTCAGATAGCGTTCAAGCAAGGGCGGGACACGATCAGCGCCAACCGCTCCGGTTTTGTCTGGCGTGACATTCAAGCTGCCAATCTGCACGTTCTTGAAATCCTCGAGACCGCTCAGGCCGATTCCGCTTTTGTTGTTGTTCAGGTAAACGGCAAGGACAACTTGCGCACGCTTGACCTGATCTGGAATCTCTGTGTCTGTGAAGTAATCGTCAGATATGCGAAAAGGAAACCCCGAAGAATAAGTATTAACATATGTGTCAGGCTTTCTGACGCCAGTTCGCGGCCACTGCAAAGCCTGTGTATCGGTTGCTTTTGCCCCTAAAAAACGCTCTCGATCAAGGCGTTGTGTTGCTGTGTAAAGAGCGCGGTTTTTTTGGTCAGTAGTGGCAGAAGCCCATGCAGTTACATCTGCATCCTCGACCATGCCATCAACGATGGCTTGTGCGTCAGTCAGCGTCAGATAGCTGTTGGCGTTTGCGCCGCCCGCTGTTGCGTCGATTGTTACTGCCATCGGGCGTCACAGTAGAAGTCTTTTTGGTCGGCTTTTCGGGAGCGGAGACTGCCGCTTTTGCAGCAGCCTCACGTTCCTTCATCCGCCTAAAGGCGAAGAGACCCATCAGGAG